CTCCTGTCATAAAAGGTTGTCCAAACATTTGGAATCTTAAACCAAGCTGCATCTCTGTCATAGCTATATTTACCTGTTCATTACAATCTACTATGTCATTTGCTCCGTCTACAAAGAATTCGTCTATTTGTTCTTCTCTGTGAGTAAATAAAAATGGTAAAACACCATATCCGTGTTCATAAGAGTCTAAAACATTACCACTTTCATCATAATGTATGTGTACAGACTCATCCCAGTAAGCATATTCTAATTTATCGGTATTCATTGCATCTTCAGGGTGCATTAATAGTGGATACATAATAGCATTAGGTGTATAAGCATCATCTAAGTGCACATCAAAGTAATAAACAGGTCTATAATCAAAATATGCCATACCATTTACTTCTTTATAGATAACTTGTGTAGCAACAGTACCAATTAAACGAGTCATTCTTTCAATATGCTTCATTCTTGCATTTTTCTTAATAGTAAGTTGACTATATTGCTCACTTACGTTACGATTTGCACCAACTGTGTATATTCTGCTCATTTTATTAACAAATCTTCTTGTAAAGTTAGCATTATAACAAGGAATCTCTTGAAATGCCTTAGAATCGAAGAATCTATCTATATAAGCACTTGTATCGTTGCCTCCATAGTAATCAAGCATCCTTCTAACCCAATCTCGCCTTGCTTTTTGGTTATAATACTTAGATTCTGCTACTGATTCTTTAATTATCTGTTCTGCTGTCATATTTGAATTATATATCATCTTGTCCTCATTTTAAATTCTCTGTTTTTAATTGGAAATTGGTTTGTAAAGAAATATCGTATCATATCGCATCCGTGGTCGTGATAACCGTCTTTTACAGGCTCAGGTTTTAAATCTGCACCTTCTTTTACTTCAGGATAACGATAATTTTCTAAATCTTTCATTATTTGCGTACATTTTTCATTTATATGTAAAAATCTTTCTCCTGCTGCGTTTTCTATAAATCCTCTAACGTGAGATATACCTGAAGCTATATTTCTTGACACTTTATCTCTTTTTGTGTGTACTGTTATGCCTTTTCTTCTAAAAATCTCTATATCTCCTAAACCTGATTGACCTTGTGCTTGCATACCTGCAGGATCTCCATAGTATTTTCTTACATTATATTTTTTTGATAATATTATCTCAGCTAAAGTGTCTGTTTTGACATTTGTCTTATGTATTATCTCATCTATCATATTTATATGGTATATACCACCTACTCTGTATATTTGAAACCAACCAACAGCAGGCATACGATACCCAAAATCTATACTGCAAAAAGTAGGAAAGTTTGGATTATAAGGAAACTTACCTACATCTAATTCTCTCTCAAAAGGATAAACACGACCTGCAAATGAAGTAAATTTAGCTCCATACTCTTGCTCATACACTTCTTTAGCCATATTTCTTTTTCTTTCAAGAAGAAATTGGTCTGTTACACCGTCAGGAAAGGCAAAGTGATTATCCCAAGATGGTGCTTGATGGGATTCCCACAATTCATCTTCTTTGCCGAGGAGATACAAATCATACACCCAATTAAAACCTTCAGGAGTAGTAATGAATATTGCCTTTCCTTTTCGGTCAGATAATGTGGGAGATAAATACATATCCCATATTTTCCTCTTAACTTTAGCTGCCTCATCAATTATAAGCAAATCTAAACCTTCTCCAACAAGAGAATCAGGATTATCTGCAGATTTAGCTTCAACTGTAGTTCCCCATTTGAATTTTATAACTCTATCTTTTTCAGAGGCTCTTATTATATCATTAGGGCGACCAATAACCATTTTCTGCCAAACTTCTCTAAACATTAAATCGGCTTTATCGTAAGAAAGACCTACAAGCCATATTCTTTTGTTTGGTTGTGAAGCATAATAAGTAGCTTCCATAGCAGAGGCAGTTGTTTTGCCAAATCTTCTTCCACAGACCATTACAAAAAACCGTGCACTTTTTTTTAGTGGAAAGTGCAGTTTTGATTGACCAAAATGAGGGTTATACCCCATAAAATCAAACCACTTTGATTTATATTTTTCTAATGATTCTTTCAATAATTTGCATTATTACCTATATTTAATTTAAGTTATATATAGTTATTTTGCAAAAATAAGTAAAATACACTTAAAAATAATATAAAATGGAGGGCAGTATGTCCGAAGAAAAAACAACAGCAGTAGAAGAAACAGTTAGTGAAACTCCTGCTAAAGAAACAATTCATAATAGCTCTAATGATTCGTTAATTGCAGAAAGCAAAAAGTATAGAAACAGAGCTCAGGTAGCAGAAGCTCAAAATAGTGAGTATGAAAAAAAACTTGCTGAAATTGAAAACGAAAGATTAAAAAATGCTGAAGATAAAGCTGAATATATTAAAAAGCTAGAATCTGATGTAATTTCTTATAAAGAAAAAGCTGAAAAACACGATCTTCTTGTTAAAAATTCAAAAAATGAGTTATTAGAACTGCATCCTGAAAATGAAAGAGAATCTTTATCTAAGTTAGATTTAAAGACTCTCAAATATGTAACAAGTAAAATTAATAATATAAAACCCAATGCTCCTGAGGTAGTTGGTACTGCGAAAAGAAATGCTCCTGAAAAACCTGTTGATTGGTCTGACAAAGGCTCTTTAAAACAGAATTGGGGAAACATTATAGACCAGTACAAACAAAAGCCTAAAAAGAGAGCATAATAAAGGAGAAATAAAAGATGGCAACAAGTACAGGATTAGCAAACCCTGCTGCATCTCAAGCTTCAGATACAGAATTAGCTGTATTTATACCTGAAATTTGGTCGCAAGCAGTAAGAGCTTCATTCAAAAAAAACCTAGTAATGACAAATGTCGGAAGTGATTTGTCAAGTTTAGTTTCAGGTGGTGGTGATACAGTTAATATACCTTCTGTAGCAGACGTAGCAGACGCAGCTACTAAAGCACCTCACGTTCCTGTGAACTATACAAATGCAACTGAAGATTCACTTGCATTAGCTTTAACTTCACATAAATATGCTTCAGCTATGGTTGAAGATATGGGTGCAGTTCAAGCAAATAGTGATCTATTATCAATGTATTCAGATTCTATTGGCTATAAATTAGCTTTAGGATTTGAAACAGAAGTTGAAGCTGCTTTAGCTTTAACAACTGAATGTATTAATATTGCAGGCAACACAGTTGCTAAAACTATTGATGCACTTACATTGGCTCACATTAGTAAAGTTGTGATGGAAAACGATTGTCCACTTAACGAGTGTACATTAGTTTTAAATCCAACATTATACTCCTCTTTGTTTAGAATAGATGATTTTATTCATATTTCTAAAACAGCAAGAGCAGATGTTGCTAATGGTTTAGTTGGTAGTGTTATGGGTATGGATGTTATACTATCTAATAACATTACATCTACAAATCACAATGATGCAGTTGATTCAGATGACGGAGCATTAAATAATGCTAACGTTCTTGGTGGTTTTGTAGTTCATAGTTCTGCTTTAGCTTATGGCTTCAGTAAACAGCCTACAGTTAATTCAGAATATGACATTGATTATATTGCACACAAATTAGTGGGTGATTACATCGGTGGAGCTAAATTAGTTCAAGATGCAAGTCAAACTAAATGTTGGGGAATTGTAGAAGAAGGAGTAACTTCTTGGTAGTCAGTTATAACTAACATTAACCTTATAAGGGGGATTCATTTCCCCCTTATATACTCAAATTGGAGAATCAATGAAAGATATAAAAGTAATATTTAGAGGACAAAAATGTCCTTCAGGAAAAATGACAAACACAGAATATATGGCAAGCCAGGATAGAATAGATCTATGGAAAAAAAGTGGTTTATTTGATATGGAATTAGAAATGCCTAAAAAAGAAGAAAAGAAAGCTCCTAAAAAAACTAAAAAAGATAAAGGAGATAAATAATGAATACAAGGTCAGAAGTTGTTTTAGTAACATCATCCCCTGATATTGCAGAAGCAACTTATTCAACAGGCGATTTAATGGCAGAAGGTGAAACTATTAAAAATGCAGTAGCAGAAAAAGGTTCAAGCTCTATCTTACAGTCAATATCAGCAATAGATACATCAGATACAGGTGGAACTATATATGTAATAATTACAGATAATCAAGCAGATTTAGGGACAGTTGGTAGTGCAATAAATGCAGCAGATAATATGGCTGACAATAGTGTTGCTATTGTAGAGCTATCTAATTGGACAGATGTTGGTGGTGCTAAAGTTTGTACTAAAGGTAATATAGGATTAGTGTGCAAACCGAGTTCTTTAGCAGTTAAAGATTTATATTATGGTGTGGTTAATGTAAGTGGTGGCGATATTGTTATAGGCTCAGGCGAAGATATTATCTTCCAATTTGGCTTTGTTAGAAGTTAATGGGGCTGCTTACAA